TCGTTTCGCCTCGCCCTATATCAAACAGGGCGGGAAAAACTCGTTTCGCCTCGCCCTATATCAAACAGGGCGGGAAAAACTCGTTTCGCCTCGCCAAAAAAAAAGGCCCGCAACGCAATGCGTTGCGGGCCAATGTTTTACTATTACTTGGCCTTGCGGCGAATTTTCGCCTTCTCAGGCGTGATTGGGTTGCAAAGCGTTGTTTTTAAGGCGCTTGCAAATCCGTATTTTCCGCAATCTGCGATTGCGGCTTTTCGCGTCACGCATTGCGGCCCGTCTATCGGTATCTCCACAAGCTCTTGCTTTGCAATGGTTTGTGGCTTTGGTTGCGCGTATTCAACGAATCCGCAAACGCCTTTTCCTCGCCATAACTTGATCGTTTCCAATGGCTTGCATGATTTCTCGCGGCGAGTCGCCATGACATCCTGCAAATCATTCTCCATCAATGGGTTGTTGATCCGTTCGGCGAGTTTCAATATGCTTTTCCGGCGTGATGAATCATGCTCGCCAGCAAAAGCCTTTCCCTCACAGGCACTTGCAACGATTTCGCGCAAAAGGATCAAATCCTTTCGCAACGAAGATTTCCATTGCCTGCTAATGCTTGATTTCCAGTATCTTGCGAGACGAATCCTCGCGTCACGCCTTGCCGATAGCATTAAGCGAAGCCGATTTTTCTCATCTCCAAAGCGTTCTGGATCAATTACTTGCTCTACTTGCGGGAGTGTTTCAATCTCCATTTCCAACGCATGATCCCAGAACTTTTGAGCTTTCATAACATCATCGAAGAGAGGCATTTGCACCGCTCTACGAAGTTCCATTGCACAGGCGGATGAAGCGGCCTTTTCTCCGGCCTCTATCTCCTTGCCTGTCAATGTTTTATGGCCTTGGATCATGGCTGCCCTTGCAGCCATGAACATATCCACAACCCTTTGCGTTTCAACAGGTTGCCCTGTTCCTGGTCGAGTCACCATTTCATACTTGCGTTTCTCGTTGGTTGTCAATGCTTTCCATTGCGAAACGGATATTTGCTTTGTGCCCGTTTTCTTACTCCTTGGGCGATAAGCAATTATGCCGTGGCAATGGATATTTGCCCGCTTGTTGGCTATTCTCCAACTCTCTCTCGTTAAACGATTTATCTCCTCTTCGATCCACGGGAAACGAGCATTTTCCGCGTCCATTGCAAGCGCAAGATTAACGCTGTCAATGGGTTGCACCGATTTATCAAATCTCCATATTTGATCGGGAGATTGCTTTTTCTTTTCCATGCCCGCAATATATTGCGCGCGTTGCATTTGTGTTCTTTTCATGTTACTTTTTGTTTGTTTGTTACTGCTTTTCAATCACTTGCATTACTCAAGTGACTATTTATACAATACCAAAAAACGCCGAAAAATCAATACCTATTTTTAGACTTTATTTAACTCATAATCAATAACTTACAATCAGCAAAAAATTGGTTTTTCGGGCTTTTTGGATGCTTACTTATGTATAATTATGTTTATTTCCGTCGATTGAAAAATGGTGTGTTTTTGAGCCGTCCGTGGAATTGATCAGAGGTGTTTTTGAGAATCCTTATCGTAAGGATTTTTGAGGGCGTTGACTGCCGCCGTGTGGGGGTATGAGCACGGACTGGTTGGAAATTTATCGCGACTATGCGGGGGATGAGTTGGAGGCGGAGATCACGCGCATGAAGCAGGAGGCGACGGTGTATCTCTCGCAGAACATCGCGGACAAGAGCTACCAGAAATCCCTGGACGAAGTGCGGAACCGGCTCCATGCGGCGATCCGTGTGCGCAATGAGCGGCGGAATCGGGATGTGCCGAGCTGGGGTGTGCCGGACTTCTCGGGTGGGATTCATTGACAGGATTTCGGGTGGGTATGGAAAAGCGACTGGAAGGTGAGGACAAGGTGCGGATGCTGGAGCGGGAGATGCGGCAGCCGCCGTCTGGCGGTGAGGCGTGTCCCAAGTGCGGGAATATTAACCACAGAGGACACAGAGGGCACGGAGGAAAGCAATCAAAAGCGGACGAGTCCGCAGATTAAATATGGCGGGCCGTCTGTGTGTGTGTGGAGTGGCTGGCGCTGGTAAGTCGGCTTTGGCTCGGGTGCTGGCGCGCGACTATGGGTATGCGGTGGTGAAGTTTGCAGATCCGCTCAAGGATATGCTGCGGGTGCTGGGTTTGGGTGTTGCTGAGTTGGAAGGTGACAAGAAGGCTGCTCCGAGCGGGTTGCTCTGCGGCAAGTCGCCGCGATGGGCGATGCAAAGTCTTGGCACGGAGTGGGGTCGCCAGATGCTGGGTGAGTCGCTGTGGGTGGATGCTTGGCGGCGGCGGGTCGAGGCGATGCCTGTGGGGGCGAAGATCGTGGTGGATGACTGCCGCTTCCCGAACGAGTTGGAAGCGGCGAGGTCGCTGGGGTTTGTGCCGGTGCGGATATGGCGCGAGGGGGCTGGGGCTGGCGAGCATCTCTCGGAATGCGCGCTGGATGGGGTGTGGATGCCGGAATTTGCAAACCATGGGACGCCGGAGAATTTGGCGCGGGTCATCCTGGGGGAGACATGAAGATCAACTTTTCAATTCGGCTGGTGCTGTGCGCGAACGAGGTGGCCGTGGGGCCGCGCTTGCACAGGGACAAGCCATTTCCCCGCTATGAGTTGAGCTACCCCGATACGCCCGAGGGACGCGAGAAGGCCGAGGCCGACTTGGAGCGGATCAAAAAATATGTGGAATCCTATGGAAAAAAATAAGCCAGCCGTCGATTCGCGATTGCTGTTTTTCAATGCCTTGCGGGAAAAGTTCAGGCGTCCGCTCTTGCCTGTCGAGCCGCCCATCATGGACGACACGGAGGCCGTCCCTGCGCTTCGGCAGATGGGGCTTGCCGAGTATATCGCACGGAAGCGCGGGGAGAGATGACAGCAAACTTGAAGTAAAATGAAAATAGAAGACGAAATCACAGGGCTGACAGAGAAATGGTATGAACTCATCGGGGATGAGCACCATAAAGATCGGGACTGCCATTGGTATGTCGAGACGCGCTGGAGCTATGGGCTACCGCAGGTGTATGTGGTCGTGCATGAGGGATATACCTTTGAGCGGATCGAGGAGGAATACAATACCTACGCCGAGGCTCTGGAGGGGTTGAAGGGATACCTGGAGCGGGCCATCTCCGAGGAAAACGCCGAGCGCGAGGATTCGGATGACAGCGAAGACGAGGAAGATTTATGAAAACAAAACTGGTGGTGGTGGATACGGAAACAGGGGGCTTGCGGGCGGATCGCCATGCGTTGCTCTCTATAGCGGCGGTCGATGCGGAAAGTGGTGAGGCGTTTCACGCTCTCATTCGCCCTTCGGCAGATTGGATCGTGGAGGCGGGAGCCTTGGAGGTGAATGGCTTGACGCTGGATTTCCTGCGCGATGCGGGTCGCGCCGAGTCGGTGGTGATGACTGATTTTCAACTCTGGATGGATGCTCGGCGTGGGGCGATGGTGGCTGGCTGCAATGTGGCCTTTGACCTCGGGTTCTTGGACGCTGCGGCGAAGCGGTGCGGCTTGAAGTGGCAGGCTGGCCGTTCGCTCGATATTCGCGGAGCGGCATGGCTCGCTTATGAGACGAAGGGGCTAAAACTTGCGATCGGCAAGGATGGCAACCCCAAGCTCTCGCTCGACAGCATCGCGGGTGCGCTCGGCTTGAGTCGCACGAGCGAGAAACATAACGCGCTGGAGGACGCATTGCTTACTCTGGCGTGTTTCCGCGAGTTGCTGGGGTGAATTTAACCACGGAGAACACGGAGGACACGGAGTTTTTTGGAGGAATTGGGATTGCGGCGGCGCGCGGGTTTCGCGCTGGTTAGCATAGCCCCAGGGTCGTAACCGCATAAAAGCGACCCCCTTCATTTTTTTTAACCACAGAGAACACAGAGAACACGGAGGAAGATTATGAGTGAGTGGGAAACATTTTGTGACATCAGCTACTACCATTTGTGGCGGGTGCGCCGAAAAAATGAGCGGGGGTTTAATGATGGGTATCACCTCCAGAATGGGGAAGAGGCGAAGGCATTGGTGGAGCTGCTGAACCGACTGGAGCGCGAGCGCGTTGAGTGCGGTGAGAAAACAAAGTAAAAACTATGGAATTTCAAGAGTTTCCGAAAATGGCGCGCTTGTCGCGGGAGATGATCGTGACCGAGAAGATCGATGGCACGAATGCCCAGGTGTATATCGTGGGGAATCCCGAGGGGTTCTACACGGCGAAGCATCCCGATCCTTTTGTGATCGCCGAGGGGAGTTGCGGTGGGGAGCCAGCGGTGATGCTGGCCGGATCGCGCTCGCGGTGGATTACGCCCGAGAATGACAATTTCGGCTTCGCGGCATGGGTGAGGGATCATGCCCAAGAGCTTTTTGGCTTGGGTTTTGGACGGCACTTTGGCGAGTGGTGGGGGCGAGGCATTCAGCGCAACTACAGGTTGAATGAGCGGCGCTGGAGCCTTTTCAATGTGTCGCGCTGGTGCCTGCACGGGCAGGAGCCGCAGCGTGTGCCGACCGCCGATCCTCGCATTGAGAAGTATCAAGAGCCTCTGCCTGAGTGCTGTGGCCTTGTGCCGGTGCTACATAGGGGGCGGTTTTCTGTCCTGCAATGCGATATGGCTTTGGATGAATTGATGATCGGCGGCAGCAAGGCCGCTCCGGGGTTTATGAAGCCGGAGGGCATCGTGGCCTTCCATGTCGCGGGAAATGTGGGCTTCAAGAAAACGATTGAAAAAGACGAGGAGCCGAAGGGGATGGGCAAAATATGAAGGATGAAGTAAGAAGGACGATCGAGAAGCTGCGCTCCTACAATAAATGGCGGCGGGGCGATGAGGAACTCCCGCAGCCCGATCCGCGAGAAATCGGCATCTGGATCGAGGAGATTTGCAGTTACGCCGAGCAGGTGGGCGCAAAATGCGACCAGCTTCGCATCGATGCCCAGCGGGAAGCGGAGCATCACGACCGCATGGTGGGTGAACTCGAAAGGGTCTATGACGAGCGCGATGACGCGCGGCGGCTGGCCGAAGACTCCGAAAAGAAAATCCGCGATTTTATAGAAAAAGCCGAGCAGGAATTTCGAGCCAAGCGCAAGAAATGAATTGCCCAAAGTGCGGGGGCGATACGCGCGTGGTCGAGAGCCGTCCACGCGAAGACGGCGTGTGGCGCAGGCGCAAGTGTGCGAAAGCTCACCTTTCCTATACTCTGGAAGCTCCGACTGCCGCCCCACTTCCGAAAGTCAAAAGGAAGAAGGATGAAGGAAGAAAGCCGAATCCGAAAGTTCAAAAGCCCAAGCCCGTGCCGAAGCTAAAGGAAACCCCCTACACTCCCGCCTTGGAGCAGTGGAATCTGAAAGTCACGGCCTCCTCGCCGCTGTGGTTGAAGTCGATGGCATTGAAGCTCGGTTGACCGCCATGCGCTGTGGGCATGGGGATTGACCACAGAGAGAGATTGCGCGAGTTGGCGCAGGTCAGTCGAGAGTTTGGACTGCTGGGGCATCCGCTCAAATACTCGCGCCCATACATTTATGGAGACCATAGCCTGCCGAGAGGGAGTGGCGAATACGAGGCTCCCGAGGCATTTCGGCTCACCAACCAAGGGGAAAGTTTTGCTCCTGGCCAAG